TTAAGAGCTGCAGGTTTAGAAACAGGTAGTGGTTTATTAGTTGTAGATGAAAACTCTAGTATACCAAGATTTACTTCTTCAGCAGCTGGCAAGGCATTAACTTTTGACGCTGTACCTCTTTTCAATAGTTCAGTTGAATTTGATGGTTCTACTGCTGGTACATTTAAAACTACGGTAACTGTAACAGACCCAACAGCAAATAATACAATTACACTTCCTGATGTTACTGGTACAATAATTACATCTGGAGACTCAAATACAATTACAAGTACAATGATCGCTCCTGGTGCATTATCGGGTAGTGATCTTGCAGACGATTCAATCGGTGAGGCTAAAATTGCTAATGACGCTGTAGGACAAGATCAACTTAAATCAGTTGTAAATTTACAAATACTTAACTCATCTGGAGGAGTTTTAAAATCATTATATGGCGCTGGTGCATAATTAGAAGTCGTATAAGTATATGAGAAAGAATATATTATGGCAGTAAGATCACCTTTAAAAAACGATAGTGGAAACGTAAAAGAAATGACCTCAGCAGAGGTAGATCAAATTGTAGATCAAATCGTTTATCAATATTCATTAAATCCAAGTGTATCATTATCAGTTGTTAGTTCAGGTGGTAGTTTAGGTACTATTACAGATACAAGATTACAGGCAGGTGCTATGAGTCAAACAAATAGTTCTTTTCCTAACGAGGCAACAACAGCAGAACCTTCAGTAGTTACGGTTTCATATGATAAAATTAGTCAATCAATTGCAAGTGTAAGTCCAACTGCTGATTCAGGTAAAACTTGGCCTGCATTTTATAACGCAAGTGGACATATTCAAGCAATGGATTTAGATGATGTTAAAGATACATTTTTACATCCTGCAATAAATTTATTAACAAGTGCTTCAATAGGTACTCAACAAGCAGGCACATATCATATTAGTACAACTTCTAGTGTTTCAGGATCAACTTTAGTAAGTGCAACACCAGTATTTTTAGATACAAGAGCAGACACTTCAGCATATTCAAATGCTGGTTTAGAAAACGCCTCTGGTGAAGCATTAGATCAACCTACTACTATTACAAGTTATTATTTACAAAGAATTGACGGATCAAATACCTCATATCTAAAACCTTTTTATATAAATGCAGGTAACAATTTACAAGAATTTGCTACTGGAACATTTGAATCTTTAGTGCAAGGTTGGATAAGAAGAACAGCGGCTGACTCTAGTGATGGTTTTAAATTAGATTATAATTTAGGTGTTAGTGGAACAGGTGAAATAAGAGGTTCAGGTATGGGTGATACTAGATTAAACGGAACAGGTAATTATCAAACAAGACAAGTAAGTGATGATTACAGAGCACAAGAATTTCCAGACGGAACACCAACAAATATTAACACATATTATTTGAGAATAAGAAAATCATAATGAAACACAATGAATATATTATTAACAGGCAGTGAAGGCTTCATAGGTCAACATCTTCAATCATTTTTAAAAGACAAACATAATCTAATTTGTTTAGATAAAAAAACAGGTAATGATTTACTTACTTGTGATTTAGACTATGATGTAGATTTAGTTATACATCTAGCAGGTCTATCTGGCGTAAGAGATAGTTTAGATAATCCTGTTGAGTATTGGACAAACAATGTAGTTGCTAGTCATAGAGTTTTTAAACAATTTAAAAACGGTCCTAAAATATTATATGCCAGTTCATCTACAGCAAGAGAACCTTGGCGTAATCCATATGCAATGAGTAAGTTCTATATGGAAACAATTGCACCCCACAATGCTATAGGTATGAGATTTACAACTGTTTATGGTCCAGGTGCTAGAGAACAAATGTTAATACCTAAAATATTAAAAGATGATGTATCTTATATTAACGTAGATCATAGTAGAGATTTTATACACGTTGAAGATATATTAACTGCTATAGGTTTTTTAATAATTAATAAACCACCTAAAAAAAGAAAAGTTATAGACATTGGTACAGGTATCTCTTATAATTTATTGGATATTTTATCTCATCTAAATATAGAAGTAAAGGATAAAAGAATGGGAACAATGTTTGAAAGAAAAGATAATATGGCACAGATTGGTGTATTATCTGAAATGGGTTGGGTTCCAAAAACAAAATTACTAGATTACTTAAAGGAAAATTATGATAACTAAAGAAAACTTAATTGGTGCTTATTTTATAGATGACGATAGAAAAAATATAGAAGTATTAACTACAAGTGAAGATAAAAAACAAATTATACCTTTTATATTACCTTTTGATGAAAACAATATTTCATTTAAAGAATTAACAAGTATAATAACCGTTGACGATCTACACGAGAACACATATCAAAAAAAGAAAGATGAACAAAAAATCTTTGAAAAAAAAGTTATAGAGATAGCAAAAAAAGATGGATTATTGGTTGATGATACTAAAATAGATAGTAAGTCATATAATAAATTAGTCAAAGCAATCTTTGAACAAGGTGATAATGAAGATCAATTGTTTGCATTAAAGATAGCATTATTTGAATTGCCTGGTATTAGAGATTCAAAAGATGATGAATTAAAAAAGAAATTAAGACAAACTAAAAATAAAATAGATACACTTAAAATTGCTTTTGATATTGTAGGTTAATATGATTAATATAGTATGTACAGGTAAACCTGGCGACGGTTTACTGCGATATAGTTATGAGCATTGTTGTTATTTAAATTCTGTTGATATTAAAAGTCAATGTGTTATAATACCTAATCCTAATCATACTAAAGAAGATTACATAAAATCAATAACAGATCAATATAAGACTTGTGAGAATATAGTCTTTAATGATTATACACCAAGTTCAAATGAAATAACTTTAGTGTTAGGTAGAAGTATGATAACTTTACCTTACCTAGATAGACACAAATATAGTAAAGAACAATTATTAACTTTACATTTATTATTTAATAATAATATAATAGCACTTTATTCAGAAAATCATCCTAAAGAATATCCCTTAGCGTTAGAATATTTTAAACCTAAAAAAGTTTATGACCTATGCGACTACGAAGTTTATCCAAATGGTGTTGGTATACAATATGAAAAGATAATTAATTTTGATGTATATAAACCTATAAAAAATGATATACAACACAAGTATTTGTTTTTAGGTACAAATGAAATATATTATAAAGAAATTGAAAAACATATACACAAATATCCAGATCACGGTATTGTAACTTATAATACAAAGTGGATTAATCCTAAACTAAACAATTTATTTTCTCCTATTAATAATATATTAGGTAAATTTGAAACTTACGTATATACTAAACCTAATTTTGATCCTGCACCTAGACTTTTTGTAGAGTTTAGATGGTTAAGTAAAAATGTAGATTATGTAAGAGATAAGAATATAAAAGATGGTGGTATGATATATTGGAACAGACCTGTACCGTCAAAAGACATTTTTAAAACCAATATAAATATTCTTATTGAATTGATTAGGAAAATAAATGAAGAAAATATTATTAGTAAGCGGATGTAGCAATACTGAAAAAGATTTTTATAGCGATGTACATCCTAAATTAGATTGTTCTTGGCCAAAATGGCCAGAGATATTAGCAAAGAAACTTGATATGGATTGTATTAATCTTGCTAAATCTGGAATGGGCAATGAATATATCTACACTACTCTATTAAGATTTATCACAACAACAACAGATAAAAATAAAATCGGTCTAGTCATACCTGCGTGGACACAAAATCAAAGAAAAGATTATCAATTGAAAGGATATTGGTGGAATCAAAGAATTGATCCAAACGGAGATGTATTCAGTTGGATGAGAAGAACATTAGATAACTATTTAAGTTTTCAAATATTGTGTGAAAGATATAATTTACCTTATATGCAAGTACAAATGTTATCTCCTTATATTGATTGGTTAAATGGTTTAATGCCAGCAGATGGTGATAATAGGTATTCTAAAGGTTTTAGACACACATATCCTGGTGATGAAAAAAAAGATAATAAAAGATTAATTGAGATGATTGCTAATTATGATAATTTAATAAATCAAAAAAAGTTTTTAGGTTGGCCTTTATCACACGAATACGGAGGTTACAGTCTTCAAAAAAGACTAATAGGTATAAGATCAAAGAAAACAGGCGTTTATAAAAATATTAATTTAGATACAATGATTTCTAATTTAGATCATCATCCAAATGCAAAAGGACACGAAACAATAGCGGAGTTTATATATGAACGGTTATAAAAAAGAATATCTATTTAACAAACAAGAATATTTAAAACTCTTTGATGATGTTATGCAACAAGATCAGGAACAAAATGTAGAGTTTTTAGAAAAATCTCTTACAAGAATAACAGGAAGAAAATATGCTGTTGCGTGTAGTAATGGTACAGACGCTTTACACTTTGCATTAATAAGTTTAAATCTAAAACCAGATGATGAAGTATTAACAACTAACTTCTCTTGGATATCAACTGCGTCTTGTATATCAATGGTAGGTGCAACACCTGTATTCTGTGATATTAATATATTAAACTATCATATGTCTTTAGATAGTATTAAAAGAATGTACTCGGATAAAACAAAAGCAATTGTTTATCCTCATCTATTTGGTAATATGTCTGATACAAAAGAGATAATAAATTTTTGTAAAGAAAAAAATATCGCATTTATTGAGGATGCTTGTCAAGCGCTAGGCGCCAGTTTGAACGGAATTAAAGCAGGTTCAATAGGAAATGTAAGCACATTAAGTTTCAATGCAAATAAAGTAGTCGCTGGTATAGCAGGTGGTGGGGCAATCTTAACAGATGACAAAGACAAAGCAGAATTATTTAAGAAGTTAAGAAGACACGGCAACAATGAAGTATTAGGATATAACTCAAAGATGTTATTACTTAATGCTAAGTTTATAGATTATAGATTACAAAGAATGAAAGAATGGCAATCTAAAAGACAAGCAATAGCAAAACGATATGATGAACAATTACAAGAATATGTAACTATACAACAAACAAATGCCGACCACAACTATCACAAATATGTTATTAGATTACAAAACAAAGAAGTAAGAGATAGACTAAAAGAAAAACTAGGTGCAAAAGTACACTATGACAAACCATTATCAGAAAACAAGATGTACGAAAAGATAAAACATAAAAAAGATAGTACATTTATTAGTAAAATTGTTTGTGATAGTATATTGACATTACCTATACACGCATATATGAGTCCGCAAGAAGTAGATAATATTATCAATACTATTCTTATTTTTTTAGACCAAGAAGAAAATAAGTTTTTAAATAGTATGAAACAATTAATAGGTGATGATATATTTGATAAGAGTTTAGTTAATGAAACTACTGAAGATGTTTACGATTATATTATAGAGAAGACATATCAAACACCAGGGTATATAGAAAATGTATCTTTTAAGAACAAAAGAAAATTAAAGATTGCGTTTAATAAATTTTATGAAAACATTACAAGAAATACAAGATAATTATTTAGCAATAGATTTCTTTCTATCTATGTCCTGTAATAAGGACTGCCACTATTGTACAAGTTATACTTTAGAGATGAGAAACTTAACCGTAGATATGGATTTCTTAAAGCAAACTTTAGAATATTTTAAAAACTATAAAATAAGAGTTAATCTTTTAGGTGGTGAACCAGGTTTAATAAAAAATTTAGATGAAGTAATTGCTGAAATTAAGAAGTATCCTAATTTTGTTGTATCAGTATTATCTAATTCATTTGTCAGAAAAAGATACCCACACATATTAGAAGACAAGGATATATTATATGTTGAACATAATATATTAGATTGGTACGAGGACGAAGTAAAGAAACTAGGTAACTTTGATTTTGTACCTGAAAATGATTTTAATAATTATAATGTAGTTGTAAAGACGCCAAATTATTATGCGTATAATCATAAGTATCCTGAGATTGTAAAAAAACTAGATCACAAAAATACAATGTGGAAAGCATTTAATGGTAGATCAAAAGAATTTACAGATGTTCTACAAGCAACTGAAATAGATAGGAAGATGTGTGCTGTTTTTCCTATGGTACCTGTAATAGATTTTGAAAAAAAACATATTGTACATTGTAGTAAAAAATTTGCAAACAATAAAGAGTTATCTAAAACTTTTGAATTGACACAAGAAAATGTTGACAAGATGATGAATTTTCAATTATTTAAATATGAAAAATATTGTGAAACTTGTACTGAATGGGTACAACCTAAAGGTCATTTTCCTATGAGAAAATATGCTAAACTATTAACTGAATCAGAAAGATTACAAGATGAGTTGGAGCCAATAGATGACTAAAATATTTGCCATTGCATTAAACTTACACGACCATAATACATATGACGGTGTATGGCATAATCAAAGAGAAAGATTTACTAGATTTAAACATAATCTTCCTTATCACGCTGACGCATATGCTCATCAATCAGATAAATTAAACACAAATGATTATAGATTAAATAACGAATATGTAAAAGAATATTTTAAAAAAAGAGAGAATGAAACATTAGCATTTTCTTTAACTGCTGGTGGTATTAGAATGTGTAAAGATATATTGCCAAAAGAAGTATTAGATTATAAACCTAAAAAGTTATGGGACTATTGTATGGTAGATGATATGTATTTTATAGACCATCATCAATCACACGCCACATATGCGTTTGTTAATTCAGGTTTTGATAAATCAGATATACTTGCTATAGACGGTATAGGTTATAAGTTTAGATGTATATTTGTTGACAAAGATGAAAATATAATAGACTTGTCAAAAGAATTGCCTTTAGGTTGGTTATGGAATCAATTATCAAAGGTAACAGGATTTGGTTCTTTAGGTGCAAGTAAACTTATGGGTCTAGTAGGTTATGGTAAATTTAATCAATATTATTATGATGTATTTGAAACTATGATAGCAGGAGAAATTAAAGAAAAAAATTACAAAGTACACAATCTAATCAATTTAGATTATGGAAAAGAAGATTTGGCATTTACTTTACAGAAATTTACAATAGATAAAATAAAACAATATGTCTATCCATTAAAGACTTGTGATAATCTTTGTATTGCAGGTGGTGTTGCTTACAATGGTTATATGAATGAAGAATTTACTAAACATTATAAAAATGTTTTTGTTCCACCTGCTGTAGGTGACGAAGGTCAAGCAATAGGTGTTTATCAACACGCTGATTGTGTTATGAATAATAATTTACATAAATCAGAAACATTTTCTGGTAAAGAATATGAATTTATAGGTAATGAAAAATTAACATCTTACAAACCAATTGCACAAGCAATAGCAGATGGTAAGATAGTAGGTTGGTTTCAAGGTAAATCAGAAAGTGGTAACCGTGCATTAGGTAATAGAAGTATATTAGCAGATCCAAGAAGAAAAGATATTAAAGATGTTATTAATCATACTATAAAAATGAGAGAAGACTTTAGACCATTTGCACCTGTTGTATTAGAAGATAGATATAAAGAATACTTTGATACAAGTAGCCCTAGTCCTTATATGAGTAGAATATGTAAAGTTAAAACTGACAAAGTACCTGGTGTAACTCATATAGATAATACTGCTAGAATACAAACGGTAAATAAAGAACAGAATAATAAACTATATGAATTAGTTAGAGAGTTTGATAATATAACAGGTATACCTATGTTATTAAATACAAGTTTTAACAGACACGAACCTATTGTAGAAACACCTGGAGACGCAATAAGAACATTTGAAAGAACATCATTAGACATATTAGTTATTAATGATTGGGTAATAAGAAAATGAATTATTTTGACACATTAGAAAAGAAAAGAAAACACGTTAAGAAATATGATATGGATAAGATACCTCCTAAGGAGTGTATTGAAAGAGCATTATATAAGGCGTGGAAAACAACGCCAGGAAAAAATAATGCAATACCTTATCAAGTATTGGTATGGGGACCTGATAAAGAAATACATAAAGAAGCAATACATAGTTTAGTTGTTAAATCACATAAGAGTGTAGAGAAAGAAGCAGTTTTAGATAAGAGATTACCTAACACTACAACGCAATCAGATCATCCAGAAGATGGTAACTTTCCCAATCCATTTTATGAACACATAGCATTTAATCCATATCTGTTTACAATACATAGTAGAGTATCTACACCAAACAAATGGTATAAAGAAAAAATACAACAAGGACATCAATACGATCAAGGTTATGAACATTTGTTTGAACATATAATAGATTCAGTATCGGTTGAAGTAGGATTATTTGCAGGTAATTTAGGATATTATTTACTAGAAGAAGGTTTAGATATATCTTACAATTCTTGTTTTAGAAGAAGACCTGAAGAATGGCACAAAGTAGGTTTAGATATGGTAAATACAAGACCAATAACAATGATAAGTTGTGGGTATGCAAAAAGATATAGAGAGCAAGATATGAAAGCTTGGGGTAAAAAAAGTTGGGACGTAAAACCTGATATGAAAGATATAGTAAAATGGATATAGATTTACAATTATTTAAAAATATAATGGCAGAGTCTAGGCACAATAGTGATCTTTTAGATTCATTTAGTCCTAATCAATTCAAATCTAAAGAGAGATTAATAAAACACATTAGAGATCAATTGATATTAAAGACTAATTCAGAAATAGTTATTTTAGGTGGTTGGTACGGCAGTATATTAATACCAGCATTTAAAGAAGTAAAAAGAATTACATTAATTGACAAAGATGAAAAAGTAATTGGTATTGCTAAAAATAGATTGTTTAATCATTATAAAAATGTAGATTTTATAACAAGTGATGTATTTCATAATGATAGAAAAGGTAGAATACAAAATGCTGATTTAATTATTAATACTTCTTGCGAACATATGCCACCTATGAAAGAATTAGAGTTAGATTCAAATGCTTATTTTGCTTATCAATCTAATAATATGTTAAGTATAGAAGGTCATATTAATTGTGTGTATGATTTAAATGATTTTAAAAAACAACTACCTAATAATGCAAAAGTTTTAATAGAAGATGAAATAAAAGATGATAGAGGAACGAGATTCCTATTGATTGGTAAATATGACAAGAGTAATATATAGTTTTTACATTGATATACCTGAAGAAGAATTAGATATATTTGATAGAGATGTTTTAAAAAAAGACGAAGTACCTAGAAATATTATTACTAAAAATGAATTTAAAGATAATTACTTTAAGTTATTAGCAAATAAAAGATGGTATGCTGAATCAATAGGTGTGCCTTTTATGATGTTTGAGTATGATCTTCGGTATCAAAAATTTGAAAAAGAAATTAAAAAACAATATCCATTTATTACAACTTACAATATAGTTAATTTTTATAAACTAAATTTACTTTATGAGTTGTCAAAAACTTATGATGAAATACTTTATTTAGATTTTGATGTTGTATGTTTGACTAAAGATAACTTCTTTGACAAATGGAATTTAGATAAAGGTATTGCAGTATTTGATAATACTTACAAAGTTAATACCATAGAAACTATTACAAAACAGACACAAACAATTAGAAGTCCTACAGCAAAATATTATAACGCTCAGGCAATGTTAATAGAAAAAGGTTTAAGTCCTAAAAACAAAGTTATTAACACAGGTATTATAGGTGCAAATAAAGAACATATAGACAAACTAAAATACTTTGATAACTTTAATGATGATATTAATACAATGAAAAATTTAACAACAAACTATGATGTATTTCCTAAAAAGATTGTAGATTTTTTTGGTTATGATAATGAAACTTTGTTTAGTGTTAAGTTAAACGAACACAATGTACCTGTACAATGGTTAGATAATGAATGGCATTACTTTTTTGATAGACAAGGTTTTATACCTAAAGAAACTAAATTTGTACACGCAATCAATAAGAAGTTTGATGTCTGTTGGAGAAGATATTATGATTAAAATATGTACCGTATATTTTGATGGTTTTTATACACCAGATTATGTTTCAAAACTTTATAGAAGTTTAAAAAGAAACTCTACTATACCATTTGAGTTTGTATGTATTAGTGATACAGATGTTGAGGCAGATGTTGTGTTACCTTACAATCATCAAAGTAATATTAAGAAACATTGGCACAAACTAAAATACTTTAGTCCTCAATTTGCTTATCAGAAACCTGGAGATGAGATTATAGTTATGGATATTGACCAAGTGATAACGGGCAATGTAGATGAATTAATAGGGCATCCTGTATCAGATAATGAGATAATAACTTATGGTCAATGGTGGGATAGTAAACTAAAGATTAATGGTGGTTTCTATAAGTTTAAATCAGGTAGTTTAAAAAGTATATGGGACGACTTTGCTCTTAATCCTGAATATTGGCAATTGCATTATTATAACAATGGTGATGTACATACAAAATACTACGGAGAACAAAACTATGTCAATTGGAAAGTACAAGAACATAATATAAAATTAACAACAACACCACAACAATGGTTATGTAAATATACAGATGACTTTAAACAGAATTTGTATTTAAACAAAACATATAGTAAGAAGTTTAATACTGAATATATGATACTTGACAATGTTCATAAATATATTAAAGTGGTACATTTTACAGGTGTAGGCAAAACTATACACGAGTCAAATGCAAATTTTATAAAGGAACATTGGAATGAATAGAGAAGAAAGAATTAAAAGAATGTATTACGGTTGGGATGAAGAAAAAGAAATAATACGTGAATTACAAAAATGTCAAAGAAATTGGGATTATAGTAAAACAATTCATCAGGAAATTATAGATTATCTTTTATGGACTGCTCAAAATACTCCTTCTAAACAACACGAAGGATATTATGATTTGTACTGGTCAGCAGATAGAAAAGTTTTAGATGAATTATCAAAATATACTTGGGGTACAACACATACTCGTAATCCTCCTTCAAACTATCGCAACTCACAAATGAATGCTAATTTGTATATTTTATGGGTTGGTAAAGAACCAGATACTCAATTAAATTGCAATGCAGACGGCACACCAAAACCTAATTCAGATATAAACCGTTGGCATAATGCTTATGTCAGTATTGGTATATCAATGGGTCTTACAATGCGAGCGGCTGCTAAATTAGGTTTTGCAACAGGCTGTAATAAAAGTCATAATGATATGAATGGTGATGATTATTGGCCAAAAAAATTAGGTATACTTGATGAAGTAAAATCATTAGAAAAAGAAATATGTTATGGTATAGGTATAGGTTATCCTCAAAAAGATAGACCTCGTTGGGAATCAGATGATACAGAATTAATGATAGGTGCAGCCAACGGAAGTAAGATTACAACAACAAACCAAGAAACACATCCTAGAACAGGTAAAAAAATGAGAAAAGCAAAAATTGTAGATATTAAAAAAGATGCTGGTAAATGGATATTAGATCCAAATGGAAAACCACATCAAATACCTGATAAAGCAGAAATAAAAATTAATAGTATGAGAAATCGTAATATTAAAATTACAGAAATTAAATGAGAATAATTTGTTGTAGATTTGGTACGAAGTTTACAGATTGGCACGTAAACAATCTTAAACATATGATAGATAACTATTCAGGTTTAACATACGATAGTTTTGAAGTTATTGAAAATGACATCTATGGTAACTGGTATAATAAACTTCAAATGTATGATAAGTTTAGAGATGGTGAAAACTTATACTTTGATTTAGATGTTATTATCTATGACAAACTACCTAACTTAATTAGAAAAGAATTTACATTATTAGATGATAGTTGGTGGAGAGAACCAGCACATACACCTCTTAATTCATCTATTGTATCTTGGACAGGAGATAAGTCTTGGATATGGGATAAGTTTAAATCACAAGAGAGAGAGTATTTAAAAATATATAATAAGGGTAGTGATGAGTTTTATTATAAACAAATTGTATATGAAACATATGATAAGATTTGTCCTTCTATAAAAAATTATATCTATGAAAAACCTAAAGATTATAGTATTGTAACTTTAGGTCAAATGCACCATATATTAGAAGAAGGATGGAGTGGTTGGTGGACTCCGTATTTAAAATGTTTACCTACAAAGCAATAGATTTAAATATTACAAAAGAAGATATAAACTTAATTGCTACAGAAATAAAATCTGTATCAAGTGGTTGGTATTTCAATGAGTATAGAAATTGTGAGATATTAAGTATATATGATAAAAATTTTGAATGGACAAAAGAAGGTGAAACTTGTAAACATTTAATAAAAGTTTATGAAGAAAAAATTAAACCTATTATGTCTAATAAAGGTAAGATACATATACTAAAAACTAAAAAAGGTAATCATATACCAACACACATAGATTGCCGTCAGATAGAGATACCAGAGTTTCATCAAAAATTTAGACTTGCTTTAACAGGTAAATTAGATAGTTTATATTTTTTAGATAAAGATAATAATAAAGTTTATGCACCTACATATAATACTTACATTTTAAACGGTGGTCATCCTCACGGATTAGATCCAGATGAAGAAAAGTTAACCGTATGTATAGGAGCGCCTTGGATAGGAGAGCATAAATATTCTAACGAAGTATATACAATGAATGTGATACCTCCTAAATTAAAAAAGGAATGGATGCAATGGTAAATTATAGTGAGTTTTTAACATATGGAGATTTTATACCTTTAAGTTTAAGGTGTGATGTAAATAAATTATTTAAAGAAATAAAAGATTTTAAATTTAGTCAATATAATCCTAGAAAAAATATACCTAGATATGGTCTTAGCATAACTAGTATAGATGGCAAAGTCAATGGAATAGATTTAGATAGTTTGTATGAGTTATCTAAAGAAACAGGTATTGATTATGATGAAGATTCATTTACTACACTTACAGATGTTTACTATAATAGTGAAGAAGTAAGAAAACTAGTAGACCCATTTAAACCTTGGTTGTGTAGATCACATTTTTTAAATTTCAAAAGAGGTGGATATTTTCCTCCTCATATAGATAATTACAGATTTGGTGAACAAAGATTTATGAGATTACTAGTACCATTAAGAAAATGTAATCCACCTAATATGTATTTTATGTATGAAGATAAACCATTGAATTTTAATGAAGGATATACATACTTTTTAAACACAAATAAAAGACACGCTATATTTTCTTATAGAGAAGATACCACAATGTTGGTAATGAATATCAAATGTTGTGATGAATCCATCAAAAAAATATTTGAAAATATGATGTATAAATAGAAGTAGAGGATAAAAAATGGCAGTAACACACAAATTAATTCAACAAAGACCATCAGCTGAAGTTGATTTTTGGTCAACAGATCAAGCAGATATAATAGCAAGAGTCGAAGAATATAAGACAGCAGGAAAAATTATCAGTTATGATTTTACTGGAACAATTTCTGAAGATTTATTAGTAAAAACTATGTCAGTAACTTTTAATAATGATGACGCATACCAAGAATATATGAATGATGATATTCTTAATGTAAATACTGATAAAAGAGTCAAACATTGCGAAGATAATTCTATTAGTTGGTCAGTAGAACAAGCGTAATATAAAATGGATATTTTTATTATGCTATTAATAGGTTTTGTTTGGTATCAGTTTATTGCTATGTTTGGATTATCAATAGGTCTACATAGACACTTTGCACATAATCAATTTAAAACTTCTAAACTATACGAAGTGTTTTCTTTGTTTCTAGCAATGTTAGCATTTTCAAGGTCGCCATTAAGTTGGATTGGTGCTCACAGAATACACCACAGATTTTCAGATACAGAAAAAGATCCACACTCACCTACATACAAGGGTTTTTGGAATGTTCTTTTTAATAATTGGAATGTTAAAAAAATAGATAGACCTTATGTAAGAGATTTATATAAAAATCCTAGAATAATGTTTTTTCATAATCATTGGTTGAAATTACATATTGCAACAGCAGTTATAACTTTATTAATAAGTGTTCCTGTCTTTGTTATATTTGTTTTTTCACCTTTAGTTTTAGGTTTTATAAGTTATGGTATTTTTAATGCGTTAGGTCATAAAGATAGTAAGGCAGTATCTAATAAGTTTATAAATTTTTTATCTGCTGGAGAAGGTTCACATAATATACACCACAACAACCCTAAACAAGTTAGATTAAGTAAAGGAGATATTTCAGGATACATAGTTGAAAAATATTTTATATAATGAAGTTTGATAGAAATAGTAGTGTAGAGTGGGTTGAAATGGGTTTTAATGTGCCTGTCAATGCCATATTAAGAGAATACAAAGATATAAAAAATAATCTAATAGAACATAGACCTGAAGACGGACATAAAGATTGGTACGCAGTTACCTTGTACGGATTTGGTTCAGATAAAACTAATAGTCATTGGGAGTATAGAAAGAAAGGTGAAAAACCTTTTGTAACAGATATTGGACAAAAATGTTCAGGAACAATTAAATGGGTTAAGTCTTTACCTTATTCTCGTATAGATGATATTAGATTTTTAGTAATAAAACCAAAAGGATATATTACTAAACACATTGATATACCTGAAAGAAATTGGTTAGAACCATTAAATATTAGTATAACATATCCTGAAGGTAATAAGTTTATGTTAAATAATAAAGAATTAAAATATAAACCTGGTATGAGTGTTGTATTAAATATTCATTATGAACACTATGTTGAAAATAATTCAGATGAAGAAAGAATACATTTATTAGTACACGGTAAAAAGAATAGTGAGTTTTGGAATGATGTCGTCAATTATGCGAAATGAAGATTGTAATGTAATTACATTTAAACCTGAAGATAGACCAGATTTATTAAAAAAACTAAAAGAAATTTCTTTTGATGATTTGGACCAAGGTCATTTTAAAAAAGAAGATTATACATCAATCAATTGGTTTGACTTTGAATGTATAACAGTTTTATTACAAGACGACAAAATATTAGGATTTAGTTCAGTATGGCATAGACCTGAATTTTATGAAAAAGAAGAAGTAAGAATATTGAACAGATATTGGGAACACGATTGTTTAAGAAGACCAGGTAGAGATATTGCTAGACCTCATTTAGTTAAATCTATACAACAACAATTAGAAATAACAAAACAATTAGGGTTCAGAAAAGCATTTATAAGTAGATGTAGAAACAGATTGTATATGAAAAATTTGTTTTTAGAAATAGAAAAAAAGACAAATACAAAATGGCATTTTAGCAATGAAAAGGTTGCTGTATGTCGTAAAGATAATCCAAGTTGTTGGCAATATAAAGGAACATATGAGTTTGAAGAAAAGACACGATCTACCACCATTTAAAGAGTTAGATAAAACTTTTGATGTAGAAAAGATTATTAAAGTAGTTCAACAAATGCCTGTTGAAGTAGATGATCTAAAAGAAAAAGATGGATACGGTGATTTAGTAGGAGGCAAAACTGCTAAACTACAAAAAGCATTTGGATTAAAGTTTGACACAATAGAAGACGCATATAAATTTTTACAAGATAATGATGTAGAAGAATCAGAATTTAGAAAAGGTTTAAACAATAAAAGAATGGCGTGGGATTTTAGAAACTATGTTAAACCTTTTGAAAACTATATTGTCAAAGATGATACTGGAAGATACGAAGTAAACGGTTCTCCTTATAAGCAAGTAGCACTTACTCAATACAATCCAGATATGGAAGATAGAGTTTATAATAAAAAAATTCCTAAAAGTAGATTAGATGAAAGACATTATAATAAAATTAAAGATTGGGTAAAAGGAACATATTTAGAAGAAGTCATAACTTCTTTTAAATCAGAAACTACAAGAGCAAGAATAGCGATTATGGATCCAGGTGCTTTTGTTGCTGAGCATATAGATTACAATACAGATTACTCAATTAGATTTCATATACCAATAACAACAAACAATGATTGTGGTTTTTATTGTGTAGTAGATGGAGAGAAAGTATATCAAACTATGAAACCAGGTTCTTGTTGGTTTCTAAATCAAGGATTAAGACATAGTGCTTGGAACAAAGGCACTACTGCTCGTTCTCATATTATTGTATCAGTTGATGGACAAGATGATTTATAAAAAATGGCATAAAAACTTTTTTATTGAAACAGATTTTAAAGTAGATAAAGATTTTTGGAATGATTACTTTAATGGTAAGTGGGAAGACAGCAATCAGTTGTATTCTGAATATGTTAAAGACGCAACTGGTGGTGAAGATATGAATAAGTTTTATGTACAAGAGATACACAACTTTGATCGTAAATTATTAAGACTAATAAAAAGTATTTGGAATGAATTTGAAATAAGACCTAAAGAATTTAGATGTAATTTTTTTAGAGTAAAAGAAGGCGGAGAATTACCTTTACATTCAGATGTTAAAAGTAAATGTTCTTTTGTAATACCTATAACAGAAAATACAGGAGAATTGTACTTTGATGATGGTAAAGAAAGTGCTAGTATTTTGTACGAATCAATGGTCGTATTAAACACTAAAAAACCACACGGTGTCAAGTCTCCAACTAAAGAAAGAATAGTATTCCATATGGGAATACACGATATAGAGTTTGAAAAACTTGTATAAATAGTTAGATATATTATAACAAAGGAGTATATAATGGCTTTAGCAATAGACGGAAAGACATATGACGAAACAACTTTTAGCATAGAATTACGAAATAAAATCGTAGCTAGACAAGAGATTGAGGCGTCAAAAGTTAGACACAATGTTGAGTTGGAAAAAATTCAAGTTTTGACAGAATATTACAATAAGAAAATTCTGGAATTAATGGAAAAAGAGAAAGTTCAACCAATAAAAGACATACAAGACAATGGCAGCAATAGCTAATTTAATAATAGATCAAGGTGCTAATTTTAGTTCAGATGTAACTGTAAAAGACGCAAACGGTAACGCATTTGACTTAACTGGTTATACGACAGAAGCTAAGATGGCAAAAGGTTATGCGTCAACAAGAACAAGAACATCTATGACTTCAGTTATTGCTACAGACGCTACTTCGGGAGTAGTTGCTTTGTCAATGACGGCAACTCAAACGGCAGCTTTAGACGCAGAAAGATATGTCTATGATGTAGAGATTACACAAACCTCTACTGGTACAGTAACCAGAGTAATTGAGGGTCTAATTACTGTCAGACCCAATGTAACTACATAATAAAAGTATTATAAATATAACAAAAGAGAGAGGTTTATGGCAAGTATTACAGCGAAAATTAATGCTTCTACTGGAAGCGGACCAAAAAAAGTTTCAGTAACCCTGCCTTCAGGTACTTCACTTCAAAACAGTTCTCTTTCATTAAAATTATTAGGTGATGTTGACGTAACTTCTTTAGATGATGGTGCATTATTGCAATACAGAGCTAGTGATGGTAAATTTGTAAGTAGAAACGAAATTGTTACCACTACTGGAACTTTAACATTTAACGGCGGATCATTTTAGAGAGTAGATATGGCAACAGTAATACAGATAAAAAGAAGTTCAGCAACTTCAGCACCCTCAACACTTAAACTTGGTGAATTAGCATATACATATGGAACAGGCGCTCAGAATAACTTAGGAGATAGAATCTTTATAGGTGAAGGTGGCGTTGACGGTAACGGTGACGCAAATAACGTATCAGTAATCGGAGGTCAGTATTTTACAGATATGTTAGACCACGTAAATGGTACTCTAACAGGAAATTCAGCTATCATTGCAGATTCAAACTTAGCAATAGATACATTAAACGTAGGTAACTCACTAACAGCAGGTGGTGAAATTAGATTTAACGAAGGTACTAATAACGGTACTAACTTTATAGGACTTAAATCTCCTAATGCAGTAACAGCTTCTCAAACTTTTGTTTTACCTGACGGCGACGGTACTGCTGGTCAGTTCTTAAAAACAGACGGATCAGGAAATTTAGATTTTACAACTGTTAATCAATTTATTAATTTAGCAGGTGACACAGGTACAGATACTTACAATACTTCAGAAACATTAACTTTCGCAGGTACAGGTGGTATGACACAAACGGTTACTGATAATACGGTAACTGTAACTGCTACGGCATTAACAAATGCTAACTTATCTGGTACTGCCGCTATTTCAAATGCTAATTTAGCAAATCCTACAACTACTTTAGGTTCATCTACATTAACTTTAGGTGCAACTACAACTGATATTGCAGGATTAACTTCTTTAGTTGTAGATGATATTACAATTAACGGTCAAACAATTACTACAACAGCAGGTAATAAAGATATTGATTTGACACCTCACGGTACTGGTACAGTAATTGTACCATCAGGTTACGAAGATAGAGCAGGATTTACTTCTAATTCACTTGCAAACAAAGAGTATGTTGACCAAGTTGCTCAAGGTTTAGATACTAAACCATCTTGTAAACTAGGAACAACTGCTAACTTAACAGCAACTTATAATAACGGTACTGCTGGTGTTGGTGCAACACTAACAAATTCAGGCACACAAGGAACATTAACACTTGACTCAACTGCCGCTAATTTAAATGATAGAATTTTAGTTAAAGATCAAACAACTCGTACACAAAACGGTATTTACACAGTTACAAATGTTGGTGGTGCTTCTACAA